TGTAGCATATCTTTCGCATAATTTAATGTACATACGGGCTAGTGTGTTGGTAATTTGCCCGTGATCCTTGCTAAATTTGCCTTTGTCTACTGGTCCACGCCAGTGGCTTTTGCCCACACATACTAAAATATCGTTCTCATCAAATTTCCAGTGTTGGAAAGGGGGAAAATTAACTTTGTCTCTATGGTCAGCTACTGTTTTTGGATTCTTTTTTCTAGTGTTGTTTAGTGGAATATGATCAAATGTCATAATCCTAAACACTAAGTCTTGCTTGCCGATTTTTTTGTAATCAATTTCGCATTCACTAGCTTTAATTTTTTCACCGGCAGCTTTACGAGCTTCAAACGCTTTTTGGCCTAATCTTTTAGCCTGTGCTCGTTTAGCTTCAGCAATAGTTCTAATATTAATTTTGTCGATATTAGGAAGAATAATATCATATCTATGATATTCTGGTTGAGTAAAGCTACAGTAAGTTACTTTACTTTTGTGTATTTCTTCTAATAAATCTTTGTTGTTTAAGTAGTTAACTTTAGGTGGTGTTGTCATACTTTGTATTATAAACTATGCAGTTAATTTTGTCAACTAAATAATATGACAAAAAGGAATTAATGATGCCAAATTTTGATTCATTTGCTGGATCGATAGGTAATGCAGCTTCATCGGTTGGCTCTATTGCTAGTCAAGCAGTTGGTGTAGTTGGGTCAGTAGCAGGAACAGCGGCTAGAATGTCTGGCGCTATCAATAATGTGACATCGGCAGCAGCATCAATCTCTGCATTAAGGAGCATTAATTTGCCCCCTGGAGGCAACCCTATTGCTAGAGTAGCAGCTGGAGCCGCATTATTTAGCGGAGCTATTAACCAAGCTACTGGCGCTGTGGGTAGAATTGCTGGAGCATTTGGTGCTCTAGGCGGCGGTGGCGGCGGAGGAGATTGGCGTGCTCGTATTACCGGCTTTGGCGGCGAGAAATTAATTTTTCCTTACACACCAACAATTGCTATAAATGGTGGTGCCAACTACGAAGAAGTTCCAATCACTCATCAAAATTATAGTTTTTTTGCCTATCAGAATTCTAAAGCAGAAACAATATCAATTACTGCACCGTGGTTTAACGAAGATGCTGTACAGGGTATGGCATGGGTTAAAGCAGTTAATTTTTTACGCAAAAGTGTAAAAATGTTTCCAGACGGAAATCCTCCATTTATTTGTAAGTTTGATGCTTATGGCGATCACGTGTTTAATGCTATTCCGGTAATTATTAAAACTTTCAGTGTTGATTTACCGAGCAGTGTAGACTACATTGCTGCCGGAACTGATCATGTACCTATTAAAAGCAATTTTAGCATTCAACTTCAACCTGTTTATAGCAGAGAAGAAGTTAAAGGATTTAGCCTTTCGTCGATACATAACGGGAAGTGGGTATAATGTCTTCATATAATGCAACTTATAAATCAACTAGTCCGTGGAAGACTACTCCTAAGACTCAGGGATATTTAGGATTTTTAGAAATTCGTCCTATACCAGCAGACGGTGACGATTTTCTTTATACAGTAGAAAGTCAATATACACATCGGCCTGATTTGTTAGCCTATGATTTATATAAAACACCAAAATTATGGTGGGTATTCATGCAAAGAAATTTAGATAGAATTCAAGATCCTATATACGATTTTGTTCCAGGCCTGCAAATTTATATACCAAAAGGCGAACAACTAGTCGAAGCGTTAGGATTATAATATGCCATTTGCAACATTTAATACACAAATTCAGCAAACAGCTTCAGCGGTACAGGGAGTAACAACTTCTATCACTCAAGCAACAACAGGCATTGGAAGATCTGCTTCCGCTGTTAGAAATGCCGCAGTTAGCGGAGTTACAAATGTTGGAACAGGAATAATTAGTGCTCTTCCAGGAGTAGCTGCTGGTGTTGGCTCAGCAGCAGGAGCTATTGCAGCAGTAGGTGTTATCACAGGCAATAGTCGATTAACTGCTGCCGCTTCTAATATTGCTGTTACTGCAACAGCAGCAGCCGGTGCAGTTGCAGCATTAGGACAAATTGCACAATCAGTTAAATCGATTGCTGGAATGTTAACGGGTAGTGGAAACGGTGCAACATCTTCTAGCGATGGAGGTGGAGGCGGTGGCGGAGGCGGTGGTGGGGCTGGATCTAATCCTCTACATGCATTTGCTTCTTACACTTATATGTTCAGATTGTCTTGTTTAAGTGACGGTGAAGCTAATGGCGGCGCCCGAGGAATGAATGTCGGCCGAACTATTATCAATATGCCAAACGGCGATGGCGCTCCGTATGTAACCTATATAGATAACGTTAGAGTTTCTGGCGTAGTTGGAATGGATCAAACAACTGGCAATTCAAATGCAATGAGTATATCTTTTACAGTTATTGAACCCCACAGTATGGGTAAATTTTGGGAAGCAGTTCAACTACAGGCAGAAGCGGCCGGACATAAAAACTATGCTACGGCACCATACCAACTAGCTATAAGATTTTTAGGACATGCTAGTCACGAAGCAGCGTTTATCACAGTACCAAACACCGATAAATTCATTCATATGAAAATTCTCGATATGCAAATGAAAGTGACAAAACGTGGTACTGAATATGAAATAAATGCTTATCCTTGGAACGAAGGAGGCATGTCTAGAACATTCAACGAATTAAAAACTGATCTTACTATTCAGTGTGATAAAGACGGTCCGTTCAAAGTAAAAGATTTACTAAAGTTTGCTGAAAAAAGTATGAAAAAAGTTTTAAACGATAAACTTAAAGACGATAAAACTAGAAAGCAAACAGTAACAAATGCACACGAAATAGAAATCTGTTTCCCTCCTCCTCCAGGAGACAGCGATAGTGATGGAAACGAAATTGGAGAAGCTGATCTAGGATTAAATCAATATAACAGAGCTGATACGCCATTTGCTAAAGACGGTGCAACTTATGAAAACGGTGTTTTTAAACGAGGAAATTTGTCTATTAATGTAAAGAATGGCGATTACAAATTTGCCAAAGGTGCTACAGTACAAGATGTTATTAATCAAGTATTATTATCTAGCGATTACGCTAGAAAAGCTTTAGAAAATCCAGGTACTTGGGTAAACTGGTGGCGTGTTGAAACTAGATATCATAACATATCTAGTGAAGATACTAAAACAGGTGAAAAGGCTAAAAAGGTAATATTTAGAGTTGTACCTTATAAAGTTGATGCTGCTAAATTTTTCCCTCCTAACACTAAAACTGCTGATCCTCCTCCGGTACGAGATTTATATTGGTTGTACACAGGAAAAAATCACGATATTTTAGATTGGAATATTGATTACAAACTAGCATTTTATAGAGCACACAATGCCGACGGCGGCGCAAACTCTGATGATAAAAATCTAGCTAACAGATCTAGTAATGCAGCACCAGTTAGATCGGGAAATAAACCTCCTGATACAGAACCGAGCGGTCAAACAGGACCAGAAGTTGTTAGGAGAGATGCTAACCAGTCAATGACAGGACTTTTTGGTGGAGCCTCATTTGATGATGCTGCAACTGTTGCAGCAAGACAGTTCCATGACATAATCACTAAGTCATATGATATGTTAAATCTTGAATTGACTATTTTAGGAGATCCCTTCTTATTAGGTGACAGCGGTATGGGTAATTTTTACGTTACTGATGGTAGTTGTATGCCGTGGCATGAAGGAGAACAATATTTAAAGTTAACTTTTAGAATGCCTGAAGATCTTAACACTGATTCGGGTCTTTATGATTTTGGCGGAGAAGGTAAACCTGTTAGAGAATTTAGCGGATATTACAAAATACAATCAGTTGATAGTAGTTTTGTAAGAGGAAAATTTACACAAAAATTACAATTGATTAAAAAGTTGGGTATTGTCGACGCCGGTGGCGGCCAGTTTCCAGAAAAAGAACCTATGCCAGATAGTCAAGAAATTTACGTTCCATAAAGGTTGTTATGCCACAAGAAGAAAGAAAAGGTGCGAATTATTCAACACCAAATCCAGGACCATTTTTAGCTAAAGTTGTCAGCCACCTTGATCCTTCATATATGGGATCATTGGAAGTACAGCTATTACATGAATCTGGTAACGATGAAGATAGAGAAGGTCAATTACGAGTAGTTAAACATCTTAATCCTTTTTACGGAACTACTAGTCTAGAGTTTGTAGGAGAGAGCCCTGATACACATAATGAAACACAAAAAGCTTATGGTATGTGGTTTGTGCCTCCTGACATTGGTACAATTGTAGCGTGTATCTTTATCAACGGCGACACACGTAAAGGGTATTGGTTTGGTTGTGTTCAAGACGAGGATATGGATTTTAGTATTCCTGGTTTTGCAGCTACTGAATATGTAGTTGATGATAGTAGACAAACCGATAAAGAAAAATCAAGAGTTCCTACAACAGAATACAACAAAATAATCCATCCTGAAGTACAAAGCGATACTACTAAAAAATTAAAACCAGAACATCCGTTTGCCAAAGCACTTGAAGATCAAGGACTGTTAAAAGATGATATAAGAGGTATCACTACTTCTAGCGGTCGACGTGAAGTACCTAGTATGGTGTTTGGCATTTCAACTCCGGGACCTACTGACAAAACAGGTAAGCAGGGTAAAGTTGGTAAACACGAACATAAAGTGGCAGCAGCATTTATAAGTCGACTAGGTGGTTCAAGTTTTGTTATGGATGATGGTGATGACAAGTGGGAGCGCAAAACTTTACCTACAGATGGTCCGCCAGAATATGTATCTGTTGAAGCAGGTGAGACTGCACTAAGAGATAGACCACATAATGAACTTATACGATTGCGTACAAGGACAGGACACCAAATTCTACTACACAATAGTGAAGATTTAATTTACATTGGTAACAGTCGAGGCACTGCATGGATAGAAATAACCAGCGATGGTAAAATTGATATCTTTGCAGAAGACAGCATTAGTTTTAGAACTAAACAAGATTTTAATTTTTATGCAGATCGTGACATTAATATGGAAGCAGGCCGTAACTTTAACACAAAAGTTAAAGGTGAAAAACATACCCATGTTATTGGAGATCAAATTTTAATTGTTGACGGTAATCAAAAAATTCAAATTAAAAAAGATGTAGACGAAACATTTGAACAAAATTACAAACAACACGTTAAACAAGATGTAGATAAACTATACGATCAAAATTACAAACATCATGTTAAACAACAAGTAGATAAGTTATATGAAAAAGACTTCCGGCATACTGTTTATAATAGTGTAATTGAAAACTTTGTCACACAAAGCGGCACAGTTAAAACAACCACAGGCGGTAACACTGATGTTATTGTAAATGGTAACATCAGAATAACGCACAACGGTACATTTGATCACACAGTTACTGGACACAGAAAACTTACAACTGGCGGCGGTCTAGATATTAATACTACAGGTGATAATAAATTTACTGCTAGTACTAACACACAAGTTAAATCTGGCAACAGCAACATTATTGATGCTCCTCAACTTTTATATAGCCCTGGTAGTACAGGTGGTACTAGCAATGCAAGTGTTGCTGCTATTGCAGCCGCTGCCTCTGGGGGACCTGATGCGGCAGCTGCTGAAGAAGCTGGATTACCTCAAAGATTAAAACTTCATACAATTGTTGATTTGCCAGGACAAGACAAATGGCAAGATTTAACTAGTACTGAATCTATTGTGCGTAGAATGCCTACACCAGAACCTTATCCGCATCATGAAAATTTAGATCCTATAAAGTTTAAACCTGCAGAAACTGATAGGGATAAAGATGGTAGATATGAATCTACGGACGGTGAAGAATTAAATGAACAAAGTGACTTTACTAGTGACATGAATGAACCTGCTAGTTCTTGGCGTGAATACAGTACCGCTACAGATACCTTTAGAAAAGAAGGTTAAATACTATTATGTCTGCACTAGGTCGTCTTTACGATAAAATTAACATACAAGGGCAAAATCAAGTTCAGGTTGCCCCAAAATCTAAAACTTACAAAGGTTTTAGTACAGTTTCTCCATCTGCAGAAAGTTTTGCTCTTTATGACTTGTTTCTTATTAAACAAGACTTATTAAATCATTTTCATATTCGACTAGGGGAAAAGTTAGAAAATCCAGAATTTGGAACTATAATTTGGGACGTTCTTTTTGATCCGCTTACTGACGAATTAAAAGAACTAATAGCAAAAAATGTTGAAACTATTTGTAACTATGATCCTAGAATTAGAGCAGAACAGATTATAGTCACTGCTTACGAAACCGGTATACAAGTAGAATGTACATTAGTTTATTTTCCTTATAACATACAAGAATTCATTCAATTTAAATTTGATCAAGCTAACGGATTAATAGCTTAACATTAAATACTCACTTAATTACATACGCTAAATACTGAATAATTGGGAAGTCGTATGTCAACAACTGATAGACAAAATAGACTGCTGGTAGCAGAAGACTGGAAACGTATCTATCAAAGTTTCCGAAATGCAGATTTTCAAAGTTACGATTTTGAAAATCTACGCAGAGTTATGGTTAGTTATATTCGTGAAAACTATCCAGAAGATTTTAATGATTATATCGAATCAAGTGAGTACCTAGCTCTTATCGACCTTATTGCATTTTTAGGTCAAAGCTTAGCCTTCCGTATAGATCTTAATGCTAGAGATAACTTTTTAGAATTAGCAGAGCGTAGAGAAAGTGTACTAAGATTAGCACAACTGCTAAGTTATAACGCTAAAAGAAATATTGCTGCTAGCGGACTATTAAAGTTTGTAACTGTAAACACTAGTCAAGTTGTTTATGATAGCAATGGTAAAAATCTTTCAGGCCAAACAGTACAATGGAATGACCCTAGTAATCCAAATTGGTATGATCAATTTATTAAAGTTATAAATGCAGCACTTCCCGCCACGCGACAATTTGGTAACCCTGACGATAAAGGTATAATCTATGGTATACCTACAGAACAATATAGATTTCAAGCTAGTAATACTGATGTACCAGTTTACTCATTTACTAAGTCAGTAGATGGTAGAAATTTACAGTTTGAAATTGTATCAAGCACTTTTAAAGATCAAGAATATATCTACGAAGAACCACCTGCGGTAGGCAATCGTATGGCTTTCATATACCGAAATGATGGTAAAGGAAACGGTAGTTCTAATACTGGATTTTTCGTACATTTTAAACAGGGCATTTTAAGTCAAGGTGCTTTTACTATTGATCAACCTAGTAGTAATGAAATTATTGATATTAATGCTTTTAATATTAATAATGATGATGTATGGCTTTACAAATTAGATAGTCAAAATTTAGAATCTGAGTACTGGGCAAAGATTTCTGCCTTAGAAGGCAATAATACAATTTATAATAGTTTAAAGAAAAACATTAGGAACATTTATACTGTTATTTCTAGAACTAATGATGCTGTTAGTTTAGGGTTTAGTGATGGCGTTTTTGGAACTTTACCTAGAGGTAATTTTAGAATATATTACAGACAAAGTGCTGGTGTAACGTATACAATTAATCCTAGGGACATAAGAAACGTTACAATTGATATTCCTTACGTTTCAAATTTAAATCAGTTTGAAACTTTATCTGTTACTGTAAGCTTAACAAATTCTGTAGCTAACTCTTCAGAGCCTGAATCAAATGATTCTATCAAAGCTAATGCTCCAGCTACCTATTATACTCAAAATAGAATGATTACTGGCGAGGATTATAACATTAGTCCTTTAAATGTAAATCAACAAGTTATTAAAATTAAATCAGTAAATCGTACAGCTAGTGGTATTAGTCGTTATTTTGATCTAGTTGACCCAACTGGCAAATACAGTAAAACAAATTTGTTTGCTGATGACGGTGTTTTATTCAAAGAAGAATATACTGACAGTTTTAGATTTAATTATAATACTAAAACAGATATTGAAGCAGTCATTTATAATAATGTTGTAGAAATTTTAAAATCAAAACAATTACGAGATTTTTACTATTCAAAATTTACTCGTATTGCTACAGAATCGTTAAACGTAAAATGGTTTGCCCGTACAAGTGAAACAAATCAGTCAACTGGTTTTATTGCTGACAATACTCCCGGTGCTCCCTTAACACCTTATAAGACTGGAACTTATACAAGTACGGTGTTGCGTTTTATGACCCCAGGTGCTCTTATTCAATTTGAAGTGCCTAATCCTGCAACTGAATATTTTGATTTAGGCAATGATAATACTATTGAAACAGTCTTATCAGGGCAGCTTAAACCTTATAATTCTAGTACTACACTTTGGTGTAAAGTAGTTTCTGTATACGGTGACGGTACAAATAATCTAACAGGAATTCTTACAGACGGCTCTGGCCCTGTAGTGTTAAACGACATTATTCCAACGGGATCGATCATTAAACAGATTATTCCTGCTTTTAGAGCAACAATTGATACTAACACTGTTAGCACTATGGTAGATCTAGTATTTTCAAATAAACCATTTGGTCTACGTTATGATGTTGAATCACGAGCATGGAAGATTGTGTTTGAAGTTAATTTAGATACTGCTAATTCTTTTAATCTGGGCAAGCAAGGAGACATTTCTAATCAACAATTAGATTCAAGTTGGTTAATTTTGTTTACTACAGATACTGAGTTTTATACTGTTAGGTCAAGATTAATGCGGTATATTTTTGAAAGCGACAAACAATTAAGATTTTATTTTGATGCTAGCGATAAAATTTATGACACTAGGTCAAATGTTGTAGTAAAAGACAAGATAAAAATTTTAAGTATAAACATAGAACCAGATTTAACTATTCCTTTTACCTATGATAAAGAATGGGAAATAACAGAAGAATTTAGAGGTATTGATGGCTATGTTGATACTAAAAAAATTCAATTAACATTTGCTGACAGTGATGATGACAGCGTTGTTGATAATCCTAACCTCTTTGAAGAAACTGTTGCACCTACAATAAATCCTACAAACAAGTATATTGTTCAAGAACTTTATCAACTATCTCAAAATCAAGAAGATTACAGATGGGTTGATAATTCGTCAGAGATAGTTAAAATTAGAACAAGTCAATCAGTTGTAAGTGTTAATAGTGAAGTTGACGGTCAGTATTTTTATTTTATAGATACTAATACTGTTAAAAGATTGAATAAGACAACTGGTGCATTTGAAGTGTCTTTAGATTATAAAGTTTATCAAGGCCGAGATAGTATTAAATTTCAGTATATTCATAATGCAGATTACGAATCAAGAATTGACCCAGGTTTAACAAATATTATTGATATTTTTGTTCTAACTAAAGACTACGACGAATCTTTTAGACAGTGGCTAAACAATAGCATTGAAGAAGAGCCTATGCCGCCAAGCACAGACTTTTTATATAATATGTTATCTACAGAACTTAATAAAATTAAATCAGTATCAGACGAAATAATTTATCATCCGGTGAGATATAAAGTATTGTTTGGTTCTACAGCCAGTATAGATTTACAATCTTCGTTTAAGGTTGTAAAAAACCCTGAAGTAGTAATCAGTGATAATGATATTAAAGCAAAAGTTCTTTCAGCAATAAACGAATTCTTTGCTTTAGAAAACTGGGACTTTGGGGATAATTTTTATTTTACTGAACTATCAACGTATGTTATGAATAGACTTGCACCAAATCTTGCAAACTTCTTAATAGTTCCTAAACAATCAGATCTTACGTTTGGTAGTTTATTTGAAATCAAATCAGAAAAAGATCAAATTTTTATTAATGGAGCTACAGTTGACGACATTGAAATAATTTCAGCTGTTACAGCAAGCAGGATTAAGAGCAACGGTGCAATATCGTATTCGATCACAACAAATAGTCAACAAAGCATTACTAGCGCAGGAAACAACTAATGGATACTCAAAACGAATCAGGCCTTCCAACTTCTAATAATTCTAATAGAAAATCTTCTGATCTTCTGCCTCGTTTTTTTAGAACAGATGCTAATAAAAAGTTTTTATCTGCTACATTAGATCAACTTACTCAGCCAGGTACTGTTAAAAAACTATCTGGATTTGTTGGAAGAAGAAATGCTAAAGCTTCTACAGCTAACGATGTATATATTTCAGCATCTGATAGCGATCGTCAAAATTACCAACTAGAACCTGTAGCAGTTATTAAAGATGAATTAGATAATGTAAACTTTTATAAAGATTATATTGATCATATTAATCATATAGAAACACAAGGCGGAGTTGTTAATAATCATGCACGTCTTAATAAAGAAGAATTTTATAGTTGGAATCCCCATATTAATTGGGATAAATTTGTAAACTTTCAACAATATTACTGGTTGCCTTACGGACCTACTCCTATTGAAATACAAGGCCAACAACAAGCAATTGAGAGTACGTATACAGTGTCTGTAGTTGATGAAGACGACAATTACGCATTTTTATTCACTCCTGACGGTTTAACTAGGAATCCGATATTAACACTATATAGGGGTCAAACATATAATTTTGTAATTGACTCTCCTAATAATCCTTTTACAATTAAGACAAGACGAGTAGCCGGTAGTTTAGACAAGTATGTTGACGGCGTCTCTGCTTCTAGCGTAACTAATGGTATTATTACATTTACTGTATTGTCAAATGCTCCAGATGTATTGTATTATGTTAGCGAAGCTGATGCTAACACTGGCGGCGCTTTTGAAATTAAAGACATCGATGAAAACAGTTTCTTAGATGTTGGTGCTGATGTTTTAGGTAAGAAAACATATACTTTAAGCAACGGAATTGCTTTGGCAAATGGAATGAAAGTTTCATTTGCTGGCCGTGTGACTCCTGAAATTTACAATGAAGGATACTGGTATGTTGAAGGTGTTGGCACTGCAATTAAATTAGTAAACGAAGACGATTTAGAAATTATCAGCGGCTATACAGAAGAACGTGCATTATTATTTGATGACGAACCGTTTGATAAATCTCCATTTAGTACACTAACTTCGTTTCCAAAAGAAAAAGATTATGTAGTTATTAATAGATCTAGTATTGATAGAAATCAATGGTCTAGATATAATCGTTGGTTCCATCAAGATGTGATTTTAGCAGCAGCGCAAGCTCAAAATGTTGTTCCGGAATTTGACCAAACTCAACGTGCGATTAGACCAATTATTGAATTTGACGAAGGCTTAAAACTTTTTAACTTTGGTCATAAAGCAAAGAAAAACGTAGATGTTATTGATACATTTACTACTGATGTGTTTTCAACAATTGAAGGCACATTAGGCTATAACATTGATGGTATTCCGCTTACAGACGGTATGCGTGTATTGTTTACAGCAGATACTGATCGATATGTTAATGGTAAAATTTTTAAAGTAAATTTTATTACTATAACCTTACCAGGCCGCCAGATTGACTTCAATGCCTTTAGTAGTATTGACATTGTTAACGATGTTATTACGTTTGATCAAGAACACGGATTAGTAACAGGTAATCAAGTTACCTATCTTATTAACGGAAATGAAACAATAGAAGGTTTAGATAACAGACAAGTATATTATGTTTCTGTAGTTGACTCAAAAAAGATCAGATTATTTGCAGACAAAAATTTTGCAAATAAAATTGATATCTTTGCTGTCGGTACAGGAATTCACAAACTTGAAGTTTTTGCCGGATTACGTCGTCAGATTAATCTTGTTGAAGATGAAGATACTGTTCCTTTAGAATACGAAACAGTATTAATTAAATTAGGTGCTACTAATCAAGGAAGAATGTTTTGGTACAATGGATCTAAGTGGACATTAGGTCAATACAAACAGTATACTAATCAACCTCCCTTGTTTGACATTTTTGATGAAAATGAAAAAAGCTATAGTGATATTAGTGTATACGATGGATCAAGCTTTCAAGGCTCAAGGATTTTTTCTTATAAAATTGGTACCGGAGCAGTTGATACAGAATTAAAATTTCCACTATCGTATCAAAACATTAATAATACTGGAGACATAGTTTTTGAATTTAATTTGTTAGCAGATAGTTTTAGTTATAAAATAGCAGCTCAGCGATTATTTAAAAATACAAATGTTGGTTATTTAAGAAAAATATTTGACCTAAATAGATTTGAATATGTTAATGGTTGGACTAAATCGTTTATTGAAAATAGTCAAGGAATAGTAAGAGTTTTCAAAGAAGAATCTAGAGTATTACCAAATGGCTCGACAGAACTTGTTTTAAATGATTTTCCTATTGACGTATTTGACTTTAAAGAACAGTTAATAGATTTAGAAGTGAAGGCATATGTTAATGGTATTCGTAAAAACAAAAACACATTTGTTGTTCTTGATGGTCCTATTAGAAAATATGTAAAGTTTATAGACGGGGATATTTCCCCGTCTGATGTAGTAACACTAAAGTGTTATGCTAACCAGCCAAAAAATCAAAACGGTTATTATGAAATACCGATAAGTTTACAAAATAATCCTCAAAATAATAATATTTTAGAATTTACTTTAGGGCAGGTTATTGATCATGTAAATTCAATAGTAGAAAATTTACCTGGATTTGAAGGAGTCTTTCCAGGAAACAATAACATTAGAAATTTAGGAAATATTACACCTTACGGCACTAGATTTGTACAACATACTGGTCCTTTAAATTTTAGTCTTTATCATTTAGGATCAAAAGTTGGAAATGCGTTTAAGGCACTAAGTGCTGCCACAAACGACTATGGTAAATTTAAGAGAGCTTTTATAACATTTGCTTCAGAGTCGGGAATTGATACAGATCCTAAGCGTCATGTTGATTTTATTTTAGAAACTTTATTTAAAGATAAGACTAAAACACAGACATATTATCTTTCTGATATGTTTGGATATTCAGGCGGAAAAAGAATTGAGTATATAGTTTTAGATCCTAGGGTAAAATCATATCCGTTGTCGGCTCCTTTTAATTTAAACACTCTTTCTAATAAAGCTGTGAACATTTATTTAAATGGTAATCAATTGTTACACGGTAGAGATTATGAGTTTAGTGACGATGTCTTTTTTACAATATCAGATTCTGTTACTCTAACAGAAGATGACATTATTGAAACATTTGAATACGAATCGACAGATGGTGCTTACTGCCCAGCTACACCTACTAAACTAGGTTTATATCCATTATATGAACCAAAGATATATATCGATGATACCTATCTAGATCCGGTAAAAGTTATACAAGGTCATGATGGTAGTATCACAATAGCGTTCAATGATTATAGAGATGACCTCATTCTCGAACTAGAGATGAGAATTTTTAATAATATTAAAGTTAAGTACGACCCGCAAATATTTGACATTCATCAATACATTCCAGGATATTCAAGAGAAACTTTATATTCTAAACAAGAAGTTGAACAAATATTAAGTCAATTTTTCTTCCAGTGGACAGCTAACATTCCGCAAGATTATACAAAACAAAATAACGATTTGTGGAATCGATTAGATCCGTTTACATGGAATTATCGAGATAACTTCCTACCAGACGAAACTGATGCCCCTGCATTCTGGAGAGGTATTTACAAATGGACACTGGACACTGATAGACCTCATACACATCCATGGGAATGTTTAGGATTCAGTATAAAACCAAAATGGTGGGACACTGTGTACGGTCCAGCACCGTATACAAATAACAACTATGTCTTATGGGAAGACATTAAAACTGGCACAGTAAGAGAACCAGGGGTCCCTATTAGAACTAGAACAAATTTTGCAAAAACAATTTTAGAAAAAGGTACACCTGTTGATGAAAACGGTAGCTTGATTGATCCTTATATTATTGGTTTTACACAAGGGTTTATTAAAGAAACACCCGAAGGCTATTATGTATTTGGAGACATTGGCCCAGTTGAATCAGCATGGAGGCGCAGTAGTTATTATCCATTTGCAGTAATTTATTCTGCAATTCTAATGCAACCGAATTCAGTTTTAGGAAGAACATTAGATAGAAGTAGAATTATTAAGAATAAAAACGATCAGTTGGTTTATACAGAAACTCAACTACGAATTAGATTAGCAGATTTAATTATTCCATCAACAAGTAACAGCACAGATAGAGTTATAACATCTGGAATTATTAACTGGATAGTTGATTATCTCACATCTGAAACTGAACAGTTGTATACACAGTACAAGTTTGATTTAAAAAATCTTCAGATGCAAATAGGATCTAAGCTTGGCGGATTTACATCTAAAGAAAAATTTAGACTTATCTTAGATAGTAAAAATGTTGCTAGTTCAGGAGGCGTGTTTATTCCTGATGAAAATTATAACGTTGTTGCAAACACTTCAAGTCCGATTAAAAAAATTAATTATAGTGGTGTTGCAATTACAAAATACGCCGACGGTTACGAAGTTAGAGGGTATAATGTTGATAGTCCTTATTTCATATACTATCCTTATACTTTGCCAGGACGAACTATTAATGTAGGTGGAATTTCAGAAAGTTTCTTAAACTGGGCAAGTGGCAAATACTATGCGTCTGGAAAATTAATTCGATCTAACAATCAGTATTATAGAGTAAAAGTCAGTCATCAAACAGGTGACACTTTTGATAATGCGTATTATCAACGTTTACCAGAGCTTCCTATGACCGGAGGTCGAGACGCTGAATTAAGAAAAGCATTTGATACTAGTACAGAGTTATTTTTAAGTTATGGTACAAAATTTTCTTCAGTTCAAGAAGTAGTTGACTTCCTTCAAGGTTACGGACGTTATCTTGAAGAACAAGGATTTGTGTTTGATGGATTTAACACAAATCTTAAAAATGTTGATAACTGGGAATCTGCAATAAAAGAATTTTTATTCTGGACTACACAGAATTGGTCTGAAGGTGCAATTATTTCTTTGAGCCCTGCAGCAAATAATCTTGTTTTAAAGACATCGTATGCCGTTGTTAATGACATAAAAGATAATTTCTTTGAATACAAAGTATTCCGTGTTGACGGTCAAAAACTTGACGACGAGTTTGCAAATACATTTAGAAATGAAAACGAATTTGTATTAACGCCAAAGAATACCAACCACGGCATCTATGGAGCAACATTATATTTGATACAAAAAGAACATGTGTTATTGCTTGATAATAGAACGTTATTTAATGATGTAATTTACGATCAAGAACCTGGATATCGACAAGAACGTATCAAAGTAATTGGTTACATTTCATCAACTTGGAACGGTGGTTATAATGCTCCTGGATTTATATTTGATGATGCTAGAATAAATGTATGGGATCAATGGACTGATTATAACATTGGTGAAATAGTTAAACATAAAGAATATTTCTATACAGCAAGTAAATTTTTACCTGGTGTAGAGTCGTTTAACTCTACAGACTGGATATTATTAGAGCAAGCACCAGAGGCAAAATTATTACCAAACTGGGAATATAAAATATTACAATTTGGAGATTTTTATAGTCTTGATTCTGATAACTTTGATGCGGGACAGCAAAAAATGGCCCAGCATTTAATTGGATATCAAAAGCGTCAATACCTTGAAAATATTATTAATGATGACGTTAGTCAATATAAGTTTTATCAAGGAATGATTATTGAAAAAGGTACACAAAATGTGTTTAATAAACTTTTTGATGTACTTAGTGCTGATAATCAAGAAAGTTTAACTTTTAATGAAGAATGGGCTATCAGAGTTGGAAACTATGGAGCAGTTGATTCGTATAAAGAAATTGAATTTAAACTAGACGAGTCAAGATTTAAATTAAACCCTCAACCTTTTGAACTTGTTAATTTTATTGATCCTAGTAAAATTGATTTTGTTTATAGACAAATTCCTACAGATATCTATATTAAACCGTTAGGGTATTCGAATGATCTGTGGTCTACAGAAGGTACAAAAGAATTTTTAAGGTCTGCAGGGTATGTGCGTTATGAAGATGTAAAATTAAATTTAGATTCTCTAAACGACATATTAACTGAAGACATAAGTGATTTTAAAGAAGGTGATTACGTTTGGTGTGGATTTGATACATCTCTAGATTACTCGGATCCATTAACCCCTAAACCAAACCACTGGAATGTTTACAGGTTTACAAAGGCAAGATTTACAGTACAAACTATAAGTTATGCTAGTAATGTGTTAACTATTAAAACAGATTTAATACCAGAAGTTCAACCTGGGGATATTATCGGAATAGAAAATGCTACTAGTATTGTAGGATTTTATAAGGTTACGTCTGTTAGTTTACGAGAAATAAAAATATCAACAGTTATTAAAAACTGGCAAGATCCTTTTGAAGATAGTTCAAAGATTTTAGTTTATGAATTTAAATCTGCAAGAGTTAATCACATCGACAATGCTAATAATATTATTCCAAAAGTTATAAAAACTTCTGAACTTTTATGGGCAGACAATAACGGAAATTCAAAATATTCTGTGTACAAAAATCAACAAGTCTTTGCACAAAATACTTTAAACACTGTAAGTCCTGCTCCTAATTCTCAATATGGAACAAGTGTGTCGCTATCTCCAACTGATAGTGTAGCATTTGTTTCAACCGCAGAATCAAAAGTACTTGTTTATGCTAAAGCATCAAACACATGGGTAGCTGCCTCTGAACTTTTACCTAGAGATTCTGTTTCAAGTTTAGTAAACATGAACTTTGGAAATTATATCTCGTTTAATCCTCAAGGTAGTTTTGTTGCTATTTCAGCATATACTGCCTCAGATGTTAATTCTAGCGGTCTTGCTAATCAAGGATATGTGGGGATTTACTACAAAACTACGTCAGTGTCATGGGATGTTGATGAGATTATTGTTAGTCCTACTCCTTTAGCAAACGAAAAGTTTGGTTGGAAATCAGTCTTTACAAGTCGTGTTCTAGCTGTAACAGCACTAGAAGATTATACTGATCCTGCACTGAGTCAATATAAACTTAGAGGAAAAGTTTATTTGTATGAGTATGTATCTGATAGCCCAGCTGGATGGTATAATGGATACAATGATGTGCTTGTAGGGTCTGCTCCAAATGATCTGTTTGGGTATGACTTAGCAATATCAGAAGATAGCGAAGTTCTTGTAATATCAGCTCCGGGTTATAATAATAACCGCGGAGCAGTTTATGTATACGAATTAACGTCAGCAGGATATACTCGAGTTCAAACATTGACTGGAGAAGCCGACGGAGATCAGTTTGGATTTTCTATAACATTGTCTAACGATGCTAAGACACTTATAGTGGGCGCACCATCGAGTGATACGCTAAATGTTAATTCTGGAAAAGTTTATGTTTATTCAGGAAATACATTTGCTTTACAACAAACTATTTTTAGTAACCAAAAAGAAGAAGCGGAAAAATTTGGTAGAACTGTTAAGTTATTAGACAATGATAACCTTGCAATATTTTCTGCTAACGGCGATTCTGAAATTGGAACAACGTTTGATATCTATTCTGAAATATTAACCGGCTATGTAAACAATCCAGAATCTGCTGTTCAAGAAACTCCTACAACAATTGATAATGGTACATTAAGAATAGTAGACATTCAAATTGATGCTGGTAGAGTAGATGTGTTTGAACGACTTAACAATAATTTTATTTTTGCTGAAACACTATTTTCGTCAACATCGAACGATCAATCAGATTTATTTGGACATTCAATAGCTGTTAACAGTAACAACATTATGATTGGTGCTCCTAACGAAACAGGAACGTATGCTAAGGAAGGTAAAGTTTATGCATACTCTAAACCTCATCAATCATCAGCGTGGTCTGTATATCACGAAGAAGCATTAAGACCAAATATAGAAAATATTAAAAAAGCTTATATCTATAGTAGGAAAGAAAATCAACTAACAGCATATCTCGATCTTGTCGATCCGTTACAAGGAAAGATTGCAGGACCAGCTGAGCAAGAGCTCAGTTACAAAACTTTCTTTGACCCTGCAACATATTCTTTAGGAACAACAGGCTTAAATGTTGACGAAGGTATGCAATGGACTAACTTACAAGTTGGTACCTTATGGTGGGATTTAACTAAGGCTAAATTCTTAGAAAACGGAGCTGGTGATGTAGTTTATAGAAACACTACATGGAATCGATTATACGAAACAGCATCTATTGATATCTATGAATGGGTAGAAAGCAAATATAAGCCTTCTGAGTGGGACGAAATATCTTCTAGTGATAGAGGAAGCATTTTAGGTATCACAGGCTTAACAAAATATGGCGACAGTGCTTATAGTATAAAGAAAAATTATGATAAAATTTCTAAAACTTTTAAGAATATATATTATTACTGGGTAAAGAATCCTACAGTAATGCCAACTCACCCAAATAGAAAATTATCAGCATATAGTGTTTCAAGACTTATTTCTGATCCTGCATCTGAAGGATATACCTGCCTAGCTTTGACAGGTAGTAACTCTTTTAGTCTTGTCAATGTTGAAAGATTAATATCATCTTCTGATCATAATTTATTAGTACAATATTGGAATGTAAATTTAAACTTTGTTGAAACTAATGCCCACAGTCAGTGGAAGATACTAAGCGAACATCCGAACACAGTGATACCGCCAGAAATTGAAACTAAGTGGATACACAGTTTGATTGGTAAAGATCTAAATGACAGACCAGTGCCCGATATCAAGTTGCAAGTAAAACAACGTTATGGTATTGCATTTAGACCTAGACAAAGTATGTTTGTTAATAGAATTGAGGCGTTAAAACAATTTATTGAGCGTGTTAATAATGTACTAAAATTAAAACTTGTTGCTGACGATTACGATCTTAGCGATTTGTTAAAATTTAACGATCCTCCTTCTGCTATGTCTGGGACATGGGATTTAAAAATTGACACGGAGCCTGAATTAAGATTTGTTGGAACAGCAACATTAATTCAAGCTAGATTAGAACCTGTTATTGAAAATGGTAGAATTATTGGCGCATATATTGTAAATCCGGGACAAGGATACATCAATGCTCCGTACATAACAATTTCTAATACTGGAAGAGGAGCTGTTGTTAAGACTGTTATCAATCAAAACGGTCAAGTAACAGGAGTTACTGTTGTAGAAAAAGGCGAAGGATATACTAACAATACAACATTTACTATTAGACCATTTACGGTATTAGTATCAAGTGATAGCAATACTTTTAATAAATGGAGTACATACCACTGGGATGTAGAATCATTACAATGGAATAGATTAAAAGGTCAATCTTACGATGTAAGAAACTACTGGCGCTACATTGATTGGTAT